AAAGAGGGTGATAGTTTGTATATTCAATCGATAGAGGAAGATATAAGATTGCTTGGCCAATAACTCTTTCTATTACTTCATCATTAACTTGCTTAACAAGATTTCTTTCTTTCTCTCCAAGAAATAAAGGAGGTGGGGGCGCATCAGGTTTTGTCCATTTGTTGGCGGCCATTACTTTTTATTCTCCCACGGTCTAGCATCTCCAAGAATAACTCTTTCTCTGGGCATTTTAAACTCTACGGCATTTTCCCTGATTGTTATCTTTGGATACTTTTCATTATCACCAGATCCCAAAAGATATCCGAGAACTCTAATAGGAATAGTTGTTTCATATTTTCTTTCTTCATCTCCCAGATCTGCCACATTATTGTTGAGAGTATAATCTCCGTCCAAGAATCCTTCAAACTTATGTCCTTCACTTTCTATAAAGAAATTGTTTATTTGCCCAGTTGTAGTAATAAACGGAGATAACATTTCATTCATTTGCTGTTGGTACTCTGATTTAATTCCCAACTCGTATTTAGCCACAACATATGTTGGCATTGGCATAGTCATTGTTTCGTATACAATTTTCTTATTATTAAACTTAGAATTAATCTTTCCCTCGGTTCTATTATTTGAATCTCTATTTGCAAAAGTGGCTGTCTTATCTTGCTGGATTGTTCTTGCAACCATTATTGCACCACCCTTTGCATCGTTGACCACGGGAATGTGAGACCATGCAACGCCTTTAAAATCTTTATTCTTTTCTAAGCCAGTCCTGTTTAGTGTAATAACTGGCAACTCAAAAACCCCACTGATATCTCTGAGTTCTTTCTTGTTCTTAATCTGATATGCTCTCTCAGGAAGAACCCAAATGGTGGGCGCCTTTCTCCAACCTGTGTTGGTCGTCACAAAAACATTCATTGTTTTGTCAAGCCATTCATAAATAGCCATATCTATAGTTTCAATTGTGGAAGGCATCAGTGTGATTTCTTTGGTGAAATCATCTACTTGCTTCTCTTCCTTGAAGTAAGGTGCGTACCCTTTATATAGTTCTTCAAAACTTGACATTTATTTATCCTTGAAAAATGGGCATCGGAATCGTTGTGAGTACTGTTTCGGTTGAGGCAGCAATCTCTGCATCCTTTGCTGCTAATGCGGCATAAGTCATTTCATCTAGAATTGTTTTAAGTTCGTCTCTTAAAGCATCCTTCTCGGCTTGAGATTCCGTAAGGAGTGCTGGGCCGTTTAATGTGACAGACTCGCCAGGAATCGGAATGGATCCTAACTTAGACCTTATCTGTCCTAAAGTCTCCTTTGATAGAGCGAGAGAATATCTGCGGATCCATTGTTTTCCAATGGCATTGATATTCTCAAATGGAATATTCTCAAATGGAAGAGTGTTCATATTATTTACACCTTCTATTCCTTCCTCATATCTATCATTTTTCTCAAGAGGATCTATCTGGATGGAAAACTCAACCCACATCTTTCGAAATTGCTCACTTACAATTTGTGGTTCCGGAAAAATTCTTAACTTATTATCTCTCAATTCATAAGAGTAATGTGATAGTCTTGTCCATAAATGATCTTCATACGCCTGGGCTTGTGCTTTGTTTTGCCAGACTGGAATAATCTCAAATGTGGAGTCGTCGGTATATTGACCATAATAAAGTAGGTTGCCAACGACGTTTAGCCCTCCGTAATATCCGAAGAACCTCCACATTGCTTGAGGTGTTTTATAGAAAACCTTACGAATAATGGCTCTCTTGTCCCCCACCTTGTTATAAAATGAGGAATTTATATTTGTTGCGGAGGAAGAAATTATCTCTTGTAAGTCATAATCTTGGATTCCTCCTGTTAAACTGAATGAAGCAGAATAGACCGGGATCGTTCCTCCGATGTTTGCTTCGTGTGAAATGCCATCTCCCACTCTTTTGGCATAAGAAAAATTGAATCGAGGATACTTAAGATTTGCGTTACTTAATGCAGCACTGTTACTTCCAGTTAGTTGACCTTCGTGATCAAAAGTTCCTGTTGTCGATCCTAGAAGAGAAGATAAGACGTTTTTAGACTGATGTATATTTAGTAGATAGGAATATTCCATAGCCGATGCTTGGTAATTCGCATATACATTTCCTGCGGTTATCTCTAAATCTAATACATCGCCGCCAAGAGTCTTGTATGTGTATGCGACTTGTTCTGCGGCTCCCGAAAGGAATCCATCTGATGTGCTGTATAAACTAAAAGGTAACGCTGCTGCAACATCGGCTGCGCTGCCCGTGGCAGGTAAGATTACCTTGCTAGTTTGGCTTGTTGGTGTAAGGGTAGGCAAAGACATTCATATACACCTCCTCAAAATAAATAGTAAGAAATACTACAATAAGCAAATAAAAAAGCCCCAGCTAATGCCGGGGCTTGTTATATAGACTGTTGTGCTATGTTTAACCGAGAAGGTCTTCAACAATGACTAGGCCGTACATATCAGGACGAACCATCTTCTTAGCGTAACGAGTCATGACGCCCTTACGAGGTACGAAGTCCTCGGTACCAAAAATGGTGGGTGTCATTTGTAGCGGTACATAAGGTGCGTATACATATCCACTTTCGAGGAATGAAGAGCCCTTACGGCCAACTAGAACCACATTACGTGGGAAGTATGCATCAACGTAAACGTCGAACTTCTTGCTTAGTGAACCAACTTTCATTGCGCCGATGGTACCACGGTCGTCGTCATGAGTGACTGAACCACGGAAGCCTGCGGTGAATTCAAGCAGGTTAGCAACTTCAGGTGAGCAAACTACGAAGTTTGCACCGCCGCGAAGTGTCTTACGATGAATCTGAGCGGAAACATCATTGATGGTTTCTGCCAAGGTTTCATACCACTCCGAAACATTACCGGTGAAATCGCCGGGGGTGGTCACGGGACCGCCAGTCGTGCGATCTAGGAATTTACCCGGACGGCGTGACCAGTATTGTCTGCCAGCAGTTGCTCCGACAACTAGATCTTCCAAGATCTCTTGATCAATTTCTAGAGCGATGTGCTCAGAAAGGATGGAAGTTAGTTCAACCTCTGCATCCATGTTATGATATGCGTTAAGGTCTTGTGCCAACTCTGGCGTCCACTTAGCCTTTAGCTTCTTGGTCATTGCGGTGACAGGAATAGCATCAACCTTGATGTCGATCTCTGCGATTGTATCCACGGTGCCGTTAGATGTATCACCATCTCCGGCGCCTTCAAGTCCCCAATCTGGAAGAGCAATGACTCCTCCTATACCTGACCCGGCGAAGTTATCATCAATGCGCCAGGATGCCGAAGTTGCCGTATTAAACGCAGTTTCGCCGGCAGTACCAACGGCGCCAGAGACGCCCGTAACAACCAGGACTAGCGAGGTAGCATCATCGGGATCGATCTGCGTCAAACGCCGAGCTTGTGTAGTAACAACGGCATCAGTGTCATCGGTAAGTACAATGGTGACAAGATCATTAACATTAAGTTGTCCGAAAGATGACTTATCGGCCGAAGCAACCAAATAATCTGTTCCAAGAAGATCTGGATCATAGCGCAGAAGTTGTTCGACTTTAGCATCAGCGTAGCCGGTCGCTGTCGCCAGGTGTGCGAAAACACCAGAATTGCTAATAGAGCCTGAGTTCTGAGCAGTAAAAATACTACCAGTAGCCGATGAGGATAGCGGAGATGAGTAACCATTAACTAAGTTATAGAAACCCGTTTCGCCATCATTTCCGGTTAAGTCGATACCACCAGTGATCTGCGCGGCGATCTTTCCACCACCATAAACAGACTGCTCATTAGCGACTGATTGTGTACTTCTGCCATCAATTGCTCCACCTGGACGTGTAAAGTCTAGGAAGAAAATGAGACCCGATGGGAGGCTCATTGGTTGAACGCTAACAAGATCGTTAGCAATTAATCCACCGAATACACGGCGAACGATTGGGAATGCAACAGATGCGAAACCTTCCACATCACCAGCACTCATTGAAGAAGCTTCACGAAGAAGCTCTTTTGCTTGATTCTCAAGCAATACCGCCATTGTTTGACGGTTACGGTCATCACCAATCCCCTCCAAAAGACCAGTCTTTTCCCACTTAGAGTAAAGCGCTGCTCCTTCCTTGGAGAGATCACGATTGATAATGCCCTCTGTTAATCTTTCTAATACAGACATTTTTTTAATCTCCTTAATTTGTTAGTTATTTAATGCCAGCGAGAAGTTGCATACGATCCACAACTCGTGTTTCCATGCTATTCTCGCGTTTTCTGCGAGGTAGAGATCCAACTGGTCTTTCGATAGATTCACTCAGTGATTTTGGGGTACCCCTAGAGGCGCCTCCCACTGCGTTCTGAAGTGTCGCGAAGATAGTCTTCGCTTCCTCAATTGAACCGGCATTTTGAACTGCTTCGACAATTTTAGTTTTTTGTCGCTCATTCAAGGAGTCATTAGTCATAACCCGATTCGTGTAAAGTAATCTTGCGTTTGTGAGGCTGGACTTTTCAATCCTACTGTTTGCCTCAATAATAAGTTTTTTGTATTTAATATTTGCTTGTTTA